GATTTACAATATGAACGATATAGATACAACACAGACTATTTTTGTTACTGAAGGACCAATTGACAGTCTGTTCTTACCAAATGCAGTCGCAGTTGGCAACTCCAATTTAAAGTATGTACTCAATCACTTGCCGAAAGATAAGTTAGTGTTGATTTACGACAATGAACCACGGAATAAAGAAATTGTGAGAGAAATTGGTGATGCTATTGATGTGGATTCAAATGTTGTGATCTGGCCCAAAACATATCAAGAAAAAGATATAAATGATATGATACTAGCTGGAAAAGCTCAGGACGAAATCATCAATACTATAAATAAATTTACTTTTTGCGGTGCTAAAGCACTACTTGAATACAACATATGGAAAATGAGATGAACATAAAATTAATAAGTTATTCACAACACGCGATTGAACCAAGCGACCAAGATGAATTTGAATTCGAATTACCCAATCTACAGGACCTTGTTGCATACTGTGCAAGAGTATCTAATCCCTCCAATCAAGCCAATTCCGAGACTTCAGAAAGACTCATCAAATACCTTATCAAACACAAGCATTGGAGTCCACTTGAAATGGTCTCCGTATGTATTGAAGTTGAAACAACAAGAGACATTGCAAGACAACTCTTGAGGCATAGAAGTTTTTCGTTTCAAGAATTCAGTCAGCGATATGCTGATCCTACAGCAGAACTTGATGACGCATTTGTTTTGCGTGAAGCAAGAATGCAAGACACAAAAAATCGTCAGAATTCTGTAGAAATTGATATGTCTGATGAAAAGCAAAAACTGTTAGCATATGAATGGGAACGGGCTCAAAAGCGAGTGTTGTATGTAGTTAAAAAAGAATATGAATGGGCTATTAAGAATGGTATTGCAAAAGAACAAGCAAGAGCAGTATTGCCAGAGGGACTTACATTATCAAGATTGTATGTGAGTGGTACACTTAGATCATGGATTCACTACATTGATTTGAGAGATGGTAATGGAACACAAAAAGAACACGCAGAGATTGCAAGAGCATGTGCAGAAGTAATTGCAAAAGTATTTCCAATAATTAAAAGTATACGAGAAGGAATTTGAATGTCAACTGATGTTGTGATTGACTATAGTAGGGACTCATTATTTGATGAGTTGGGTATTAAAAGATTGAAAGAAAGTTATATGAGAGAAGATGAAACTTCTCCACAAGAACGGTTTGCTCATGTATCAAAAGCGTTTGGTTCAAATCCAGAACACGCACAGCGATTATACGAATACAGCAGTAGGCATTGGTTGTCATATTCTACTCCCATTCTTTCTTTTGGTCGCAGTAGCCGCGGGCTTCCTATTTCATGTTTTCTTCCGTATCTACATGACAGCGCAGAGGGACTTGTCAATTGCCTGGCTGAAGTAAACTGGTTATCTATGTTAGGTGGTGGTGTCGGCATTGGCGTTGGCATTCGCAGTTCCGATGACAAGTCTGTTGGCGTTATGCCTCACCTTCGCACATATGACGCATCATCTCTTGCTTACCGACAAGGTAGCACTCGGCGCGGATCTTATGCTACATATCTTGATATCTCTCATCCTGATATTCTTTTATTTCTTGAGATGAGAAAGCCAACAGGCGATCCCAATCTACGCACACTCAACTTGCATCATGGCATTAACATTCCAGATTCATTCATGCAAATCGTTGAGCGGTGTATGATAGATAAAGATGCTGATGACTCTTGGGAATTAAAAGACCCACACAGTAATGACGTGCGTGAAGTAGTTTCTGCAAAAGACTTATGGCAACGTGTGCTTGATATTCGTATGCAAACGGGTGAACCATATCTACACTTCATTGACGCAAGCAATCGTGCTATGCCACAGTTTCAAAAAGACTTAGGGTTAAGTATCAAGCAGAGCAATCTTTGTTCTGAAATTATTTTGCCCACAGATAAAGATAGAACAGCAGTATGTTGTTTGTCTTCAGTTAACTTGGAATACTTTGATGAGTGGAAAACTAATGCTTTATTTCTTGCTGATATTGCTGAAATGCTAGACAATGTCCTTCAGTATTTTATTGACAATGCTCCTGCTGCTGTTGAACGTGCAAGGTTCTCTGCCATGCGTGAACGCAGTATTGGCATCGGTGCTTTGGGCTTCCATGCATATCTACAACGAAATAATGTTCCATTTGAATCAGCACTCGCAGTCGGAAGAAACAAACAAATCTTCAAACATATAAGGGAACAACTCAATGATGCGAATCTTAAATTGGGTAAAGAGCGAGGTGAGGCTCTTGATGCTGTTGGCACTGGTCAACGTTTTAGCCATCTTATGGCTGTTGCTCCAAATGCTTCTTCGTCTATCATCATGGGAAATACTAGCCCTAGTATCGAACCTTATCGTGCTAATGCTTATCGTCAGGACACTCTATCGGGCTCATCATTAGCCAAAAACAAATGGTTAAATAGAGTTATTGAAAACTATCTTTCGGGTGATGGAGATGTAATATCAACAAATGACTATAACGATATCTGGTCTTCAATCATTGCGAATGATGGTTCTGTGCAGCACCTAACATGGATGGACGATTGGACAAAAGATGTATTTAAAACATCTATGGAAATTGACCAACGTTGGTTAGTAAATCATGCCGCAGATAGACAGATGTATATTGACCAAGCACAATCTTTGAATCTATTCTTTCGTCCTGATGTGAACATTGTGTATTTACACGCAGTACACTTTCAAGCGTGGAAACAAGGACTCAAAACATTGTACTATTGTCGTTCAGAAAAGATTGGTAAAGCAGATAAAGTTTCAAAACGAATTGAACGTGAAGTAATTAAAGAATTAGATATGAAAGCACTTATTGATGGTGATACATGTCTTGCATGTGAAGGCTGATTGTGTTTCTTTATAGAATAGAAGTTAGAATTGCAACAAATTCAAAGATGGGATTAGGATTGTTTGCAAAAGAATTTATATCTAAAGATAGCGTGGTGTGGAAATTTGTCAATGGCTTAGATATGAAAATTTCTATGGACAAATTCAATACACTAAACGATGCACAAAGAGAATATTTTATCAAATATGGATGGATTCAAAAAGGTGAAGAAGACTTTTATTATTCGTCTGGTGACTTGAGCAATTTTATGAATCACAGTTATAATCCAAACATAGATGGTAAAGAAGAAGTTTCAGTTGCATTGAGAGATATTCATATTGATGAAGAGCTGTTTATAAATTACAAAGATTTCTGTTTCAATTTTGATGAAACTGAAGTACAAGAATGAAAAGAAGGTAAAAATGAAAAATGAATTAACAGAATGGTTGGGTACTTAAATGGATTGGAATTTTGGTGTGATGGAATTAATTTTTCTTGTCAGTTGTATCATCATTTTTCTTAGAAAAAGATCACAGATATCAGAAAATGAAATTGACGGAGTGAAGGTACTAAGAGCTCCTGATGAGCAAGTTAGCTCTAATAAAAACATGGACATATTAGTTTGTAGAACTGAAGTGTTTGATAATCAAATCTTTGTTTACGACAGAAAAACAGATGCGTTTATCACACAACAACCGACTATAGAAAGTATATTCATGTACTTCATAGATAACTATCCTGGCAGAAGAATACATTTTGGAGAATAATGCATTGGTTGCATACTGAAGTCTTTGTTTTTATAAATAATACAAGGAGATCATATGAAACCATACTTTTATAAAATACAACATGTGCCAACAGGCAAATATTACGTTGGAACACAATATGGAAAAACAAGCGACCCATACAAGTTTTGGAAAACTTATTTTACATCATCAAAATATGTGAAAAATCTGATAGAACGTGATGGTGAAGACTCATTCATCATTATCAATATACAAATCAGGAATGATGCTAGAATGTATGAGCACCGTTATTTGAAAAAAGCATACAATTTTCTAGGAAAGAGTAGATTTTTAGAAATCTTTCTGAACAGAAATATTGCTCCAGGAATATTACTAACTGATGAAATTATCAATCGGGCAAATATCAAAAGACATGTTA